AGATGAAGCGGTCTTTGATTGCTGATACTATTGACGAGGTTTATGGGAAGCAAGTCGAATATGGACCACCTAAATTCGATCCTCCCTATATCCAGTACAATCGCGCTCTCCTCGCTGTTGAGGAAGGCGCATTGGATATGGATCCTGAGCTCCTACGGTTGGCAGTTGACGACTACCTCCGCCCCATTTTGGCAATGGCGAAAAAGTGGGTTGGTAAACACCCTACGTGGTGTAAACCCCTCACGTTCGACCAAGCCATCAATGGAATTCCCGATAGGGATCACATCAAGTCCCTAGAGATGAAAACTTCAATTGGACTTCCCTCCTTGGGTCGCAAAGATAAGTACTTTACAAGTACCCAAGTGTCCCCAGATGTCCCAAAAACTTGGACTGCTCCTCCAGAGATTGTTGAGGAGTACAACCGGATAGTAGCTCATTATATGAACAATGAGAGAGCAAACACTTTCTCTTATGCTTGTTTTAAAGATGAGGCTGTCAAAGCCACTAAGGACAAATGTAGAATCATTTACGTTCAGGAAGCAGCCTTTACTATTTTGTTGAGGCAGTATTTCTTGCCCTTGATTGAGTTTCGTCACAATCACCCCCATCTCACTGAGTGTGCAGTGGGGGTTAATTGTGCCGGACCCGATTGGGAGGAAATGATGATCTATGTGCTCAAATACGGAGGAGAAAATGCCTTTCAAGCAGCTGATGTTATGGGTTTTGGTTTGGATTATAAGAACTTTGATCTATGCCGCCCAGCTAACGTCACCAGTGCCAGTATGAAAATGATGTTGGATATTGCTAAAGTGTTTGGGTATGATTCTCAGTCTATCCAGATTATGTCCGCAATGATTTCCGATCTCGTTAACCCTCTGGTGTCTTGGAATGGCACCCTTGTTCGAATGTGGATGTGGATTTCCGGCAATTCTTTGACAGTTGATGTTAATAGCTCCGACAATTCCCTGTTCGTGAGATGTTGTTATTTCGACAGCTTACGCACAATGGGATGTGTTCGTAATGGCGCTCTTTACCCTGTCAATAAAGGAGATTCAGACCTCTTCGATTTTCGTTCCAATGTAGCGATCACAACCTATGGCGATGACCTCTTCGGCACTGTCCTTGAGAGAGCCCGTCGCCTCTTGTCTTTTTGCATCTTCCGAGATTTCTTGCGCGGAGTTGGCATGACTGTCACTACTCCTGATAAGAAGGATACAGATCTGGGCTTTTGGCCCGCTAAGGATTTGGACTTTCTTAAAAG